CGGTAGGAAGAATCGAACTTCCGCCACATGCTCCCAAAGCACGCATGATACCATTTCACCATACCGAGTTACTTGGTGGGCCGGGAGAGACTCGAACTCTCTGTCCCCCGATTATGAGTCGGACGCATATACCAGTTATGCTTCCGGCCCTTGGTGCATCGTGCTGGATTCGAACCAACGACAACCTGCTTGTAAGGCAGGGACTCTACCGCTGAGCTAACGATGCGAACTGGTGCCGGTTGTAGGACTCGAACCCACCACCTGATGATTACAAATCAACTGCTCTACCTGATGAGCTAAACCGGCCTGGTGGTGATGGAGGGAATCGAGCCCCCGACCGTCACCGTATGAAGGTGCCGCTCTTCCAACTGAGCTACATCACCGTGGAGCGGGCGAAGAGATTCGAACTCTCGACAATCTGCTTGGAAGGCAGACGCTCTACCAACTGAGCTACGCCCGCAATGTGGCTGTCTTGGCTGGGATCGAACCAGCGACACGGTGATTAACAGTCACCTGCTCTACCGACTGAGCTACAAGACAATATTACTTGTTGGAGACGCAGATATCACCTTTGAACAGATATACGTTGCTGTCGATGCGAGCCTGCTCGAAGAGCTGGTTCTCTATGCAGACATAGGGATCTTTGTAGTTCAAAAAGTAATAGTACGCTCCATAACCCGCTCCGGCTAGAATCAGCAGGATGGGTATGTATTTGATATACTGCACAATGCCAGGCATCATGCTGAGTATCTGTGGCAGGATTTTTAATAGGTCTTTCATGCCACTATTTATTGGTGGAGACGGTGGGATTCGAACCCACGGACCGACTTTCGTCAATCGACGGTTTAGCAAACCGCTGCCTTCGGCCACTCAGCCACGTCTCCGATCACTGGTTGCGGGTGTGGGATTCGAACCACACGATCTCTGGCATATGAAACCAGCGAGAACGACCACTTCTCTAACCCGCAATTGTCTGGCGGTCCTAGGGGGTAACGATCCCCACTCTTCTGGCGTGACAGGCCAGCGTGCGTCCGTGAACACTTTAGGACCAAATTCTGGTGGACCATGACAGATTCGAACTGTCTATTCCGCGGTGCAAACGCAGTGTTTTCCCAATTATACTAATGGCCCTTGGTGGGTGCTCTCCGATTCGAACAGAGAAGAGCTGAGCTAACAGATTTACAGTCTGCCCCCGATACCATTACGGGACTAAGCACCCAATACTGGAGTTGGCGATGGGATTCGAACCCACATGAAACGGATTTGCAGTCCGTGGCCTAACCATTCAGCTACACACCAACATGGTAGGGGATACAGGACTCGAACCTGTGCATGTCGGAATCAAAATCCGATGCCTTACCAACTTGGCGAATCCCCAACAAACCATATTGAAGCACACTAACAGGGCTATACATAACTTGCGTTATCTCGGCGACCCTTTACACCGATTGGTTAATGTGCTTCAATATGGTACGGGCAGAGGGGATTGAACCCACGACACACGGATTAAAAGTCCGCTGCTCTACCAACTGAGCTATACCCGCATAATTGCTTAGGCCACGTCTTTCCACGGATCGCCCCTATGCTGGAGTTGTTACCCTGTCCGAACACTAATAGCGATTGCTGCGTAGTGTCCACGCTGCTATGTCGTCTGAAACACCGGAGACACCACATCGAAATGCAGAGTCTATGTCTCGCTAACGGTGCCATAGCCACCGGGATTCTCTCGTTTACCACACGCTACTTTCAGGAAAGTAGTAACCGGAACTTTATGGTGGTTGGGCGTCACGCCAACTTTCTACTTACCACAAGGATTCTCATTACAGGTTGTTTCAGAGCACAGCCACTATACAGTGACCAAATCCCAACCTTGCTTCTTCACCATATTGAAGCACACTACCCTAGACAGCTACTTTGGGACGGGCTGGCCGATACCGGGACACCGCTCGAAATGTGCTTCAATATGGTACACCGTAGGGGATTCGAACCCACTCTAGCCACCTTGAAAGGGTGGTGACCTCAACCAGATGTCTAACGGTGCATCGGTACCAAATTTTTAATGAACATCAACTACCATACTGCTATTCTAGCACCACTTGATCGTCGTGTCAAGCAATTTTAGCTACGAAATATTCCTACTATGTAAATCATCATCAATCCAGCGTTCACACAGATAAGATTGATGTCGCGGACTCGGATGCTCCAGGTCAAATACAACAAGCTACCGAGATTCAACAAATATACATTCATGGGATCAATGCGAAAGCTGGTGCAAATCGCCCCGCCGAGCGTGGCTGCTAACGCTGTCCATTTAATAATATCATTTAACATACACCCATTGTATAGGAACGATGCTAGATGTCAAGCCCCGCATAACTCATTGATTTACAAGTATTTTTGGTGGAGGGCGGAGGAGTCGAACCCCATCCGCTTTTGGCAGAACCTGGTTTTCAAGGCCAGTCGCAGGACCATCCCCGCTGCATCACCCTCCAAGTAAAAACCCCAGATCTTTTGGATTCTGGGGTCTTGGTAAAAACGTATATCTGTCGTGTACCTAGATCCCCCAACCTCCATCCCAGCGTGTATTGAAGCCGTACTGCTCCGAGCCGGGGCAACTTGGCTTAATTAATGCTGGTGAAAGGGCGATGAGTTGATGCACGACTACTCCTGATTGTTCTACGTATATATATCTGCTGCTTCTAAGAAACCGCGGTGAGCATAAAAATTATTTTACGGCTCGAATGATGTCCTGCTGCTTGGCCAGGATCAACGGACTAAAGGCTGCCTTGTAATTGCTGAGCAGGTCGTCCGCAGGATCAATCATGAAGATTACATGATCAAAGCTGATTTCAAATTCCTTTTCAGCAGCATAGGGAACCCAGTGAGTAATGTTGATGTTGGCTCGGCTGGTTTCCGTGGGTTGGATCAGCACAATGCAGGGATTCTTTACCTTTAGGTGCGTGGTGGTGTCCACAACCTCGGCAATGAGATCCTCGCCGGTGCTCATGCGAATAAGTTTGACGTCCATGATGTCTCCATTAACGGGGCCGAAGCCCCGCGGGTTATTTGTCTTCGTTCAGCAGCTGCTTGGCCGAGGCCTTGCCGCCTTCCTTGACTTCAATTTTCTTGGCCTTCTTGTGTTCTGGAATTAATCGTTCCAGAGCAATCTTCAGCATGCCGTTGAACAGTTCGGCATCTTTGATTTCAATGTGATCATTGATGGCAAAGGTGCGAGTAAAGTTACGAGCTGCGATGCCTTTGAAAATATACTCACCGTTGTCGTCTTCCTTGGCATTGCCTCGGACGATGAGTTTATCATCTACAAATTCAATTTCAATGTCGTGGCGAGCAAAGCCAGCCAAGGCCATTTCAATAACATAGGTGTTGTCACCGGTCTTGCGAATATTGCAAGGTGGATAGTTGGGAATATTTTTGGTGACATCGTCGTGCAGCTTGGCCAGACGATTGAAGTGATCATCGAATCCAACGAAAAACTTCTCAACATCTTTGAACACTGATGCAGGGTTGAGCGTATGATCTAATGTAAATGCTTTCATGCTAATCTCCTTGTTAAGCGAGTTGTAAATTGCTGCCCCGAAGGCGCAGCCGGCTGCCGCTTACGATTGCGGCGACAGTCTAACGTTCTGTCCGGTCAGGCCGCCGGTAAGCTGCCTGCAGTACGTCCCATCCCAAGGGAATTTAATCTAACGCGCCGCCTTCGGAACTCACCAGATCTTCGAGATCCTGGCGAAGTTTGTCGCGGTTGGTTACGTTGCGCTGATCCTCTGGTACCTGCGGCAGGCTCTGCGTACGAATTTTGTCGATAAGCTGCGCCACAGTCTCGTAGGGCAGTTTAGCCAAGGCCAGCAAAATGGCATTGGTTTCGTTGATGCTTAGATGCAATGTAATTTCATCGGGTCTCATTCTTTATATCCTCGTTTCTTGCCAATGTTGTATTTGGTCTGAAGATTCCACTGCTGCTTTTCTTCGTAGTTAAGAATTTTGATCTGACTCAACGGAGCCTGATCATCAAACTTCTCTGCATTATATATCGTGACCAGACCCCAGTCCGACAATAGTTTTGCTATGCTGTTGCGACGCTGAATATCGTTCTTGCTGAGATCTGCGGCCTTGCCGTCGAGAGCAAAC